GTATCTACAGTTTCTAACAATGTTGCTATTTGTGGTCTAATTATTTTAAACGACATATTTTTACCTTATTTTCTTATTTATAAACAATTCTACATCTTTCTCAAATACGGGGTCAAATCTACTACTAGCCGAATCCGCACCCCAAAGCATAAAAGGTCTAGCTGCCATAAACCTAGTTCCCTCATGAACAAAATAATCATAATTTACATGTGGGGCAATAATAGCCGATAGGGGTTGTAACTCAACAGATATACTTGACCGCATCCTCCCAGTATCTACTGGTGCAACTCTCTTAGCTTCTCCCTCAACCATAAACGATAATTTCTTTACTTCTTCTCCCAAAAAACTAGTAAAATCAATAGAGGCAAACTTCTTACTTAATTCTTCAAAAGATGGATTTAGGGTAATTGTTATTAAACTAGACATTAAATTCCTCCAATATTACTTCTCTGTTTTTTATTCTTTTTAGCATAAAGTAATTATAGCACGACCAACTCAATTCCCATATGGCCCGTGACCCTTGCCTCCATAATTATCTGTCTTTTTATGACACCCTACACACAACGTTCTTCCATTATTTACATCCCACAATTCTGGAATAGCATAAGCCTCCCGCATACTCCTTGGATTAAATCTTTTTAACAATTTCGCAAAACCCGCTATATGGTCCGCATTTAAAATAACCCTTTTTCCTTCCCCATTTTTTGCACCACACGTCTGGCAAGTATACTTGTCTCTTTTAAAAACCGCCTCTCTCCATAATCTATATTTCATAGACCTTCTAAGATAAAGATTTCTACGCGAAAGGTATCTTTCTGAGCGCCCTTCTCTATCAAATCTACTCATCTGTGACTCACTCATCTTCTGTCGTATTTCTTTGGTAAAGGGATTCTGACAATTCATAGGTTTTCCCCGCATACTTTTCCAATAACATTCCATAGAACAAAAAGAATTTTTTGCCCTCTTTTCCAAAGACTTAATTCTATAAAACTTTTTCTTACAAATCGGACATGCCATCTCCCTCTTTGTTGTTCTTCCTATTCTTGTACACTCCAAAGAACAATAATGAGCATTTGAATTGTCACTAGGATAAACCCTCACTTTCTTACCACAAACACCACACAAACAAAAAATATATTTATGCGTTTTACTATTCCTACCAGTTTTGTGTAAATAATAACATTCTCTAGAACAGAATTTTCTATTTTTAAACGCCCTCTTACTTTCGTTACACTTTTTAAAAAACTCTTCTCCACACTCTTCACAGAACTTACTATTCATAAGTTTATTGTAATACTACATCAATATTAGGTCAAACATTAAATTCTTCTAAAATCACCTCTCTGTGTTGATTAATGCCATATGCCTTAGTCACAATTTCTCTTATGCTGTATCTAACATCATTCTCATCAATTAACTGGTCGCCTTCCTGAATTGGTGCATCAACCGCAAACCAAGCCTTCCATGCCTTCTCTTCAATAATACCTAAAGTTTGTCTTGCGTCTACATCTAAACTTTGAATATGCCCAGCCACAGTTGCAGTAGTCTGTAAAGCTTTCTTGTTCCCACTCACAGTCCTCAACCTTTGTATTACTACATTCTGGTCAAAAAATCTTCTAATAGCCATTTTTTAATTTTGTAAAGGAGTTAAAGCACTTCCAAATTCACTCACATCTGCGTGCTTATCTAATATATTTTTTACTGTTTCATTCTCTAACATAGACGGTCCATATTTGACGCTATAATCTCCTATTGATTCTGATTCAATTCCAGCCCCTCCGCCACTTCTTCTGCTATAAACCTCATTAACCATCATCCAAATTGCCATTTCTAATTCTCCAGCTTCCGTGTCTGATAAAAATGTGGTTACATTATCAAAATCATATCCTGCTGTGTAAGTAACTCTATATCCTTTTACAGACCTAGAAAACATTAATCCACTAGCACCTTTTATTATTCCTGTCGCATTATCAACATTGTAATATTTGCTTTCTACCACTCCCCAATTCTCCTCATTTAATCCTGACGCCCTGCTATCTAATGTAAATGTTTCTCCTGATACTACTGGACAGTGCTTCAACACAAGTACATTTGACCTTTCCGAATCATATTCCTCATTAGTATAGGATGTCTTCTTAATTCTCTTGCCTATATAACTCTCACAATAATCTGTTAAGGCATTAATCAATCCTTCCATAACAGTTTCATTGGTTCCAGTTAATGTGCCCAAACCACCAAAATTAGCAGCTCTCTCCACGGTAGTCCAAGCGTAACTTTTAAGACTCATACTTCTATGTTACCTTATTTTCTCTTAATTGTGTATTTTCTTTTTTTCTTCTCAACCTCTTTTTTAGGTTTTGCGGGAGCAACTTCTCTAGAAGCGGTCATTTGCCTTGTGGCATAGGATTGCTTTTCTTTAAACAATTCTGCCTTTCCGCTTTCTATCAACGCATGAGCCTCATTAGGAGTTACCACTTTTATCTCACTAGAAAAAAACATTTTAACTTTAATCATGTATACACTTTACCACAGTAGGGCAACAATAAAAAAAACCCCTCGGTAAAGAGGGGTCTTAGTGGTGTTTAGGTCACCATCCTTGTATTGAGTGCGAAACTGATACAATAGTTCCTTTTACTTCTAGCTAAACTTAAATGTTAGTAATCTTAGCGAAAGGTGAAGTGATAACGGCAGTACCGTCAACACGTTCAACAGCTTTGATTTCCATAGCATTCCTACGCCACGCGTCTCCGCCTTCGGTAGTAGTTCTCACGGATACAGTTTGTCTGTCTCCAATAATGTAGTTTGACCAGTCGCCAAAGTATAGTTCACTTTGACTTATGTCATTCTGCTCGTAGAAAGGATAACCATAAAGGGTGCTAGGTAGTAACCTGGACTCGTTTCCGGCTCCTGGTCCTGTTCCTGCATCTCTCCAAATATAGTTGTTGTTTCCATCTTTAAGCGTTCTAAGTATTGATTTTACAGCTCTGTGTCCTACAAACGCGGTTTTCTTGGATTGAGTAACTCTTTGAGGAACTTTATCCATTAACTGGATAATGTTGTCAAAACTTACTGACCCACCTGCATCAACTTCGGAGATTGACTCCTGATTGATTCCGTTTGGTTGACCACTGCCTGAACCTGTGAAAAATGCCTTGTCTTCTGCTACTCCAATAGCCTCTGCGAATAGTTCAATGATGAACGAAACGAGATTGATGTTAGCGTCAGCTAACAATTGGTCGGAAATAGGAAGCAAACATACTAAGTCATTAGGTGACAAAGTAACTTGGTCGAATTCCGCTGATGTAGTAGATTTTGAAGCATATTCCCCAGTCCAATAAGCAACTGGTCTAGCCGCTAAGCTATTAAGTTTCAAAGTATCAGTACTCATAGGTATAACCCTAGCGATTTTACGCATGATGGTCATATCAGGGAGAATTCTAAATACTTCTGCTCTTAACTCTTCTGGAACTAAGTAACCACCTTGGTCATCTGTACCTTCTACTAAAGCCCTTAACACCTGGTTAGATGCTGGGTCTGCCTTGGCGTAAACCAAAGCTTTGAAGAAGTTTACGATTTTCTCATCTTTGGATAAATCCGCTAGATTCGAAGGGTAGCTAATCTCTTTTATACCATGAAAGTTTGTGAAAACTTTGTTACGTATGTGAGTGTCTAAGCTTTTCTCGGTTTTTTTGTCATAATTTTTATTTTTGACAATAGCATCAGTCAATTTCTCGGTAATGCTGTCAACCAGATTGGCTACGACCTCAGATTCTGAAGCCTTAACTTTTTTAGTTTTGGAAGTTGGTTTTGTGGACTCGGAGTTATCCTCCGCCTTTTGCCCGTGTTTCTTTAGCAATTTTGCTAAATCTTTTTCTAAACTCATAAATTCTTGATTAATTTAATGACACATCCGTCATCGCTCTAGGGTTCACCAAAGCACAAAAAGTGTTTGGGGTCAACCTATATTTTCACCGCCTTTCTAATGAGTCTTAATTGTTAATACTGATGTAGCTTTTTCTAAAATCTTTAACGCATTTACTAATGCATCAGATTTATCTTCTTTAGTCTTTTTAGTTTCTTTGGTTTCTTGTAAAACTTTCTTTACAAGCCTTACTACATGCTTTTCTTCTCTATCTAAAACTAAGGCATGTATCTCTTCTTCATAGCCAGACAATACCTGCTCTTCAACAGCTTTAAATTCTGGTACTTTCTTTTCAAATTGAGCATAATGCTCTTTAAGATGGTTATAAACTTTCTTCTTATCTCCATCAGACAATTTAACACCACCCCTAGCCCCTAACAATGCGGCCATAGCCGCCGCCACGCCTCTCCAAACTGCTTTTTTGTCGGTCTGCCTGTGATGAGGTAGCTTGTATGCACCCTTTTTATTTTCTCTTTCGAAATCATACCAAGTACACATCTTCTTTAAATCTTCTACTTCTGCCTTAGCAATCTCTCCTGGCCCATCCCAACTCTCTGACTCTGGGGCAATTCCCAAATCTTTAAAAGATATAGCTCCCTTTATTTCCTTCTCTTCTTTCACCTTTTTTACCACCTTTTTCTTTTTAGCCACTTTCTTCTCCACTTTCTTTTCTTCTACTTCCTCTACTTTCTTTTTTATTTTCTTAACCTTAGACTTCACTACTTTTTTTACCTTCTTTTCTTTAGTTTCCTTTTGTGGGTAAAGCTCTTCAATCTCTTTAGGTTCAACACCCATACCTCTTAAAGCTACTATTGCTTCTGGATTGGCTGGAACTGGTACAAACGATAATTCAAGCAACTCTTGTTTAAAATATCTCTTTCCTCCAAATGGTTCAGCCTCATCTATTGCCTTTGCCTCTTTAGGTGCAAAACCAACTGATACAGTATTAATAAATCCTTCTTCTATTTTTCTATAAACTTCAGCCGCAAATGTGTC